TATCGTAGCGGCCTCGATGCCAGGAGCGGCAAGCCTCTGATGGGCGCGCAGCACCTGATGCAGTCGCTTGGCAAGATCTGGGGCACCCGGATCGATACCCGCGTCATGCTGCTCGATTTCGGTTCGAACCTCCGATCGCTGCTTTCCGAGGATCTGTCGCCTTCGATCCCGCTGCTGATCTATAACGAGCTGGTCGCCTCGGCAGCCCGCTGGGAGCCGGAATACGCGATTACCCAGATCCAGCTTGTGACGCTCACCGAACATGGCCGGCTCGGCCTGCGGCATGGCGGGCTCTATTATCCGGAAGGACGGTTCGGTAATTTCGAGATAGCCATCCCGCTCACCCTGCAGGCGACACCGCTGAACCGCCTGGGGAATGCCGCATGACGATCAACCTAACTGCGCTCCCCAAGCCCCAGATCATCGACGAGCCAAGCTATGATGTGATCCTGGCGCGGGTCGTTTCGGAATTCGTCACTCTCTGGGAAACGCTGCGGACAGACAATCCGTCGCTCAACCTGCCGCCTTACGATGTCACGATGCTGGAGACTGATCCGGCCGTGATCGGCATGGAGGCGGAGAGCTTCCGGGAATCGCTTCTTCGTGCCCGCATCAACGATGCTATCCGCGCCAACCTCCTGGCATTCGCCAGGGGAAGCGATCTCGATCATCTCGCCGCCTTCTACGACGTCTCGCGGATGATCGGCGAGCTTGACGATCGGCTGGTCGCCCGCGTCATTCTCGCCATCCAGGGCCGATCGACGGGCGGTACCGAGCCGCGCTACAAGTTCGTTGCCATGTCGGCCGACCTGCGCGTTCAGGACGCCATTGTCTACACGGTCGGCCGCAGCCCGCTCATCCACGTCGCCGTCTTCTCGACCGCACCGGACGGCGTGGCGCCGGCGGATCTCCTGGCGATCGTCAACGCGGCTCTGCAAAACCCCGCCGTTCGGATGGTCAACGACACGATCGAGGTGGCTTCGGCCGTTCAGCAAGTCATCAATCTTGCCGCAGATCTCTGGTTGTTGCCGGACGCTGACGTGGCGACGGTTGCCCGCGCTGAAGCGAACCTGCGCACTGCCTGGGAGTCGGCCCGCGCGCTGGGCCGGGATCTCACCGTCAGCTGGTGGACGGCGCAGCTGATGATATCGGGCGTCCACAAGGTGGTGCCGACGGCGCCGATCGGCGACATTATCGCGCCGCCGGCTTCTGCCATCGCGCTAGGGACCATCACGCTGACGAACCGAGGGCGGGCCTTCTGATGGCGTCCCTTCTTCCCGCGAACTCCGGCTATTTCGAGCGGACACTGGAAGCATCGCTCGCCGGCCGATGGAATGATCTCGGCGTTGCGGCCGAAGCAATCCGCACCGCAAAGCTCGTCTCGCCGCCGCCATCTTTCCTGCCGTTCCTGGTCTACGAGTATGGGCTCGGCGAACTGACGCCTTATGTCCCGAACCTCTACACGCTTGTCGTCGGTCGCGAGGGGATCAACTGGCAGCGCGTTCGCGGAACACCAGCTGCGGTCAATCAGGGCCTTGGCTGGCTCGGCTATTCCGCCACGATGGAAGACGCCTGGCACGGCCGGGTCTATTGGAACAGCACGCAGCTGCGGTTTCCGGTTCTGCCGGCAAACGACAGTCCGGATCTGGAGCGGATCGAAGGTGTCACGCGGCTATCGATGCCGTTGCGCTCACGGCTCCGCCGTGGCGTCCATCAATACGATGCCGGCGCGCTCGAGGCGGATGGAAGCCGGCTCGATGACAGCATGCTCGAGCGCGAGAGCGGCGTTGCCGTCACCTCGGCCGGAACGCTCTGGTCCTTCGGCCGTGCGACCGAGATCGACCACTTGTTGACCGAGGCCGAAGGCACCGTGATCGGCAACTGGATCGAGGAGCCGGCGGAAGGAGGATTGAAGTGGGCGGACATGCAATACCCATGGGTCACCGCGAACTTCCTGTGGGCCGACAATCCGGCCGCCCAGCGCCGCACACTGATGGCTGCATGGTTTGCTGCCCGCATCCTCTACGTAACCTTCCGCGACCAGGACGGCGAAGTCATTGGTCATCGACGTTGCCGAGCGGACCATCCGGTGCGCGAGCAGATCAACGGTGCCTATGAGATCGGCGGTGTCCGGTATCAGGCGCAACCCAGCGGTTCCCGCGTCTACATCGAGGCTATGACCGACTTCGAGGACGCCTTCGATGTCGAGGCAAAGGCGGTCGAGCTGACGGTCGGCGCGGTGCCGGCGCCCGGCATCAGGCCCGGCCGGCTCTGGCTTCAGCCCGGCGAGCTTCTCGGCGGTCATGCGATCGCCGCCACGTCCATTTCCCTGCCGCTGCGCAAGACCGTGCGCGAGCAGATCAAAATCCTGATGAGGTTCTGATGTACGAGCACGAAAGTGGCTTGCCCCACGCCTATGACCGCGCTGCCGGCAAGCCTGAACAGCAGAGCGTCGTATTTTATGGCGAGCGCCCCTTCATTCAGGGCGCCGAGCTGGTCGAGCTTCAGACGATTATCCGCGGGCGCCACGATCGGCTCGGCCGCCTGGTCGCCCGTGAGGGCAACCGGATCGCGCGCGCCGACGCCATCGTCGATATCGAAGTCGGGTCCATAACCCTTGCCTCCGGCAGCATCTATGTGTCCGGTGACGTCTTCCCGGTTGACGGAGCCGTTCTGGTAGACGTGCCAATGACCGGCCGCGTCGAAATCGGCGTTCGTCTGATCCGCTCTTACGTGACGCACGAGGATGATCCGAGCCTCGTCGGCCTCGTGCCCGGTTCTCTTGCCGAGGGCGAACCAGGTGCTGCGCGCGAAATCGCCAGGATCTCCTGGGCTCTTGAAGGCGACGACGGTGAAGGCGCTTTCTATTCCGTCTATACGCTGCTCGACGGCACCATCCTCGACCAGACCGGCCCGTCGATCCTGGAGCCGGCCCTTCAGGCTATCGCCGCCTATGACCGTCCCAACGGCAATTACATCGTGTCGGGTTGCCGCGTGACGGCGATCAGCTCCGGCGGTGGAAACCAGATCTTCTCGATCGAGCAGGGCGAAGCCAATATCAACGGTTACAAGCGCACTCGCCTTGCGGCCTTGCGGCACACTCAGCCGATCGCTTGGGAAGAGCTTGCCATTCCCGGCGAAACAAAGACCTATGGCGGCGGTGCGAGCTACACTTACACCGTCGACCAGGCGCCGATCGGCGTCATCAACTCGATCCTGCTGACCAAGGAAAAGACCGTCACGTTGACGCGCGGCGCGATTGCCAACGGCGCCGATGCCTTGCCCGACAACAGCGTGATTTCGGTTTCGTCGGTGGTCCAAGGCGGAACGACCTACGTTGCCGCTACAAGCTACAATCTCGTTGGCAATAACATCGATTGGGCGCCGGCCGGCGCGGAGCCGGCGATCGGCTCGACGTACAACGTCACCTATCGGTATCGCGCTTCTGTCGCACCCACGGCAAGCACCGACACGACGATCACCGTTTCGGGCGGTGTGGCCGGCGGCGACATCATCACGGCCTATACGCAAAAGCTGCCCCGCATCGATCGCCTCTGCCTCGGTCAGGACGGTTCGCCGATCTACATCAAGGGCCTGCCGGCGCGCAGCAACCCGATGGCGCCGGGCGTCCCGAGCGAAATTCTGCCGCTTTGCCAGATCTTCAATAATTGGATGTCGCTGCCTGTCGTCACCAATGACGGGGTGCGCTCGTTGCCCTATTCGGAGATGTGGCGTTATTTCAACCGGGTGATCGATTATGAGCGGCTGTTCCAGCTGGAGCGGCTCCGCAACAACATCGACTTCCGGGAGCCGGTCGCCAAGAAGGGTGTATTTGTCGATCCCTTCCTCGACGACAGCTATCGCGATGCCGGCGAGGCGCAGACCGGAGCGATCGGCAATGGCATGCTGCAGCTCGCCATCACGCCGACCTTCTTCACCGGGACGCTCACTGCGCCGGTGATGCTGGATTGGGTTGAGGAAGTCCTGGTCACACAAGAACTGAAAACCGGCTGCGAGAAGATCAACCCCTACCAGAACTTCAACCCGCTGCCCGGCTCGCTCCGACTGAC